GAGGCTGCTGCTACGGCGGCAGCCTCTGCCCCTCCCGAGCTTGTAACTGATAAACCTTCCGAGACGCCCGATGGCAATCTCAATCGACGCAACAGTCGGGGGCGCAAGCGCAAACAGCTACCTGACACTGAGTGACGCTAACGCGATCATCGACGGCTTAGTCCAGGACGATGACGTAGCTGCTTGGGCGTCTGCTACGGACGATCAGAAGAATCGTGCCTTGTACACCGCTACTCAGCGGATTGATCGTGAACGCTTTTTAGGTGCCCGTGCGACTGATACGCAGTCTCTCCAGTGGCCGCGCACTGGGGTCCGAAAGCCAGACACCTACATCAATACTTACTCGGTTGGTTTTCCGTTTCGTATTACGACTGACTACTTTACGGACACCGAGATCCCAGATCAGGTCAAGAAGGCGCAGGCGGTTCTGGCGGTCTACCTGAACAACAACAAAGACGGGCTGGGTCTTAGCGGGCTTGAGGACTACAAGAACGTGAAGATCGGCAACCTGGACGTTACGCCTAACACCTATGGCGCGACAGGTGCTGATCGGATCCCGCCGATGGTGGAGCGGTATTTCACTGGGCTTAGAATTAGCGGACCAGGCAACATCGCCGTCAAGCGGAGCTGATCCATGGCTTATAGCCTTAACGCAGACGACATCACAGCCCTACGCCGCCCGGATGGCACTTATGTCGAAGCTGTTGAGCCCTTAAGCGTTCCCGGCACTGCGCGTCAGCTCGCTGCTGGTAACACCAGCACAAATACAGCTTTAACGACCACTTGCCGCCGTATCAGCATAAGGGCTGTAGGCGCTGACATTCGTTACGCAATCGGCAGCACCAGTCAAACCGCAACAGCAACGACTCATTTCATTGCAAATGGTGAGCGGCTTGATTTAGCGGTCCCTGTGACTCCAAATATCGCCGTATTACGGAACGGCACGACTGACGGTACTTTGGAGCTTACGGAGCTTCTCTGATGAAACTGGGCGTCACCAAGGCAAGCGCATCAAGTTCCTATAACGGTCTTGGTGACCAGCTCTACGATCTTGGTGGAGCTAGACCCACTCTTGACCTTAATTTTTCAAGCAATGAGAGTCTTGTTGACAGTGTTACGGGCAAGACTCTTGTTGATCACACCCGCCAAAGTAGCGCAACGTATGTTGACGGCGATGGGGTGATTAGAACGGCGGTTACTAATTTGTTCCTACAGTCGGAAGACTTTTCGACGACGTGGACAAAACCCATAAGTGTCACAATAACCGTTAACCAAACAACAGCACCTGACGGATCATTAACTGCTGATTTAATTGAAGGTACAGGCAATAATAACTTTGTCAACCAACCAATTTCTTTGGTTTCTGGAACAACTTATACCATAAGTGCGTACATTAAAAGTGCTGGGTTATCTAAAGATACGTTCAGGCTGTTTGGAGACAGTATCCAATTTAGTGACAATTTTACGGCGACATCTTCATGGCAGAGATTTGAGTTTACATTTACTGCAACAGCAACTGGAACTAGAAATGGTTTTGTTACTAGGGACTCTTCAGACAATCCTTTAGGCATCTACATCTGGGGAGCCCAGCTAGAGCAATCCAGCACCGTCGGACAATACGTCAAAACCACCACCGCGATCAACAGTGCTCCACGGTTTGATCACGACCCAACGACGGGTGAGAGCTTGGGGTTGTTGGTGGAGGAAAGTAGGACGAATTTGTTGACGTATAGCGAAGATTTGTCAGGTTACACTAAAAATAGTATAACTACACCCCTCGATTCTTCTGTAATTAATCCAACTGGATCAACAGGATCCTATAAAATTCTTGCGGATTCTGGATTAAGCGGCGGCGACCCGGGCGGTATTAGAATAAATCAATCTGCGTCTTCTGCCAATAGTATTGTTGTAAGTGCGTTTGTTAAAAAAAGCACTTACCGATACGTTTATATTGGGTTTGGAGGATTAGGCAATTCTTTTGCTGCACTATTTGATATTGAACCAGGACTCACGTCAAACCGTCTTTTAGGACAAGGAGGAAATGGAACATATACAAACATTGACGCAGGGTATCAAAATTTTTCTAATGACTGGATCCGCATTTGGGCAGTCGGCACGACTAGTGGAACAAATGGACCGACGGTTGGCATGAGTCCAGATTCTACTACTTTCGCAATCACCAATTGGACGGCGGCAGGAACCGAAGAGATTTATGCTTGGGGTTTGCAGTACGAAGATAACGTATCCTTCCCCACCAGCTACATCCCCACCGAAGGTTCTACCGTCACCCGCGCTGCTGACGTGGCGAGTATTACGGGGACGAACTTCTCAAGCTGGTATAACGACAGTGAGGGGACGGTGTTTAGCGATTTTGTTGTTAATGGTGATAACGGCTCTAATCAGTTCATCTACGACATTGCAGAAGGCAGTGCTATTGCAGAAGAGATTTTTGCGTTTAAGGGCACAAGCACTGATGATACCACGCACACGGTCAGATCAAACAGTAATATTGAAGCCAACATTGCTTCAGACAATCAGTCAAACTTTAACGCCCAAATTAAAAGTGCGTTTGCTGTTTCTGCCACTTCTACAATAGCTGCGGTTAACCGATCCCTGGGAACGTTAGCTGAATCGGTGACAATGCCAACTGTTGACAACCTAAGAATTGGTCAGCGGTCAAACAGTACCTTCCAAGGCAACTTTTCTCTTTCACGTTTCACCTACTGGCCAACCCGCCTTTCTAACGACACCCTGCAAACCATTACTACCTAATTATGGAAGAAGAACTCCTCACACCGCCCATCGGTCCGTTCTTCCGGTTTGCGGATGCTGCTGTCGGCATGGCTGCACTTGATGACGCTGGTCTGCTTGATGACGACCAGAATCCCATCACCGCTAGCCACTATCACGCCCTTGATGTAATCGGCACCATTCCCCGTGGTGGTGAGTGGGACGAAGAAGGCAACGTCATCACTGAACCCACCGTGCTTGATGGCTGGCACGTCAACTACGTTGGTGAGTTGCCTGCTGGTTGGGAGCAGTACGCTGTAACCCCTGAGCAGCCTTACCGGGTGTTTGCGTGATCGATAGATTAGTAATTCGGCTACAAGTCTTTATAGGACCGTTGCGATGTCCCATTCTTCAGCCGAAATCGATCCTAGCTACAGCATTGGCGCTGATTTTGTGAACAGCACTGATGCCCAAGCCGGCAGGTGGAATCGAATCACGATCCTAAAGAACAACACCAGTTTCAGTGCTCTGACCGCGCAAAACTGGACAGGAAACAGCATTGTTGGCGAATCGCTGCCTGCAGGCTTTGAAATCCAAGGTGTGTTCACGGCCTTCGCCCTGAGCAGTTCAGGCGCGGTGGTCGCCTATAAAATTTAGACATGGCAAAATCCAACGGTGGCGTCACTGACATCAATTACGCGGTTGGGGCGGAAGTCATCAACGACACTGTGGTGCATGTGGGCAAATTCCGGCATATTGACTTTTATGAAAGCAGCACGGTGACTGCAATCATTTCAACCAACGTCATCGACAACAGCTTTGCCGGTGCATCGATTGATCAAGGCGCTCACCTGATTGGATACTTCACCAGCATCGAGCTCCAGAATGGGGCGTGTATTGCGTACAAGATTTGATGGCACTTTCCAGCTCGCTACGCAAGGTTGCCAGCAAGGTCGTCAGCAAGTTTGGCGGTGATGTGACGGTGCGGATCGTAACTGGCGGCAGTTACAACACGACGACAGGCGCGATTACTGAAAGCGAGTCTGACTCCACGGTTAAAGGCGTCCTGTCTGACGTCAGCCTGAGAGAGGTCAACGAGCTGATCCAAGCAGGCGACAAGCGCTTGCTGATTGCTGCCTCTGCCGTGACCACTGCACCGGAGACCAAGGATCGCGTGGTGATCGGCGGCGTTGTTCACCAGGTCATTCAGGTAAACATCACGGAGCAGGCGAATACGGCGATTGTCTACGAACTGATCCTGAGGGCTTAACGATGCCACGCCAGATCCGCCTAGATCAGATCGGTGACCTGATGGACGATCAGGTTAAAAAGCTAGTCAAGCGCACGACGCTGCAATGGCAGGCAGAGCTAAAGCTCCGTCAGCCGCCTATCGGAACGCCTGTTGACACCGGGCGATTGATCCAGGGCTGGCAGGTCAACACAGATAATCCTTACCAGGGCGTTGTCTTTAACAACGTCGAGTACGCCGAGGCAGTTTGCTACGGCACCAACCTCCCGCCATCGTGGGGTGGTAAGTACCGCACCAGGCAGGGCACTAAACCCGGCTTCCCCGATCTGATCGGCAAGGAGCTTGAGGCTTATGTCCGCAAGGAATGGCGCGACATCATCGCTGAAGACTGATGGCAGCAATCAACCTCAACACGGTTCGCGCCACCATCGAAGCGCGATTAGCAACCGAGCTAGCGGAAAGCCCTGCTATCCCTGTGGTCTTTCACAACATGGCGTACGAGCCCACCCCGGCATCTAGTTGGGTGCAGTGCTTAACGACCTTCGGTGCTAACGAGTACCTCAGCCAAGGCGGGACTAGCAACTCGCAGAACAGAATCTTCGGGCTAGTCGTTTTCAACATCTTTACGGCTCCCGGTGTTGGTCCTGGTGCTAACTACACCATCGGGAAAAGAATCCGCGATCTCTACAATAGGGTCAACGTGTCGGGGGTTTTCTTCGACGCTCCAACAGGTCCAGAGGCTCTGGCTTCACCAGCTCCCGAGGGCTATTTCCAAACCCAGGTCCGTGTGACCTTTGAATCCATCGAGGGACTCTGACCCATGGCAATTCTCCGAGGCGAACAAGGTTCTGTTCAGTTCGACGCAGCTGGCAGCACTAACGCCACCATCGTTGGCACCCGCAGCTGGAGCCTGACCACTACTAAGGAAACCTTGGATGTCACCGATCACGGCGACACCTTCCGCTCCTTTGTCGGCAGCCTGATCTCCGGTTCCGGCACCGTCGAGCTGGTCTATGACCCCGACGCAACTGGTCAAGCTGGCTTCCTGGAAGATGTGCTGACCACTGCCGATCCGGCAGACGCTACCTTCGAGCTGTTCACCACCGGCTCGACTTCCGGCTCTGATTCGGTCAGTTTTGCTGGCATCATCACCGACATGGAGATCAGCTCCACTGTTGGCGAGCTGGTTGTTGTCAGCTGCAACTTCATCACCAGCGGTGCTATTACCGGCAACCTTGAGTGATGAGGTGTAATATCAGAGCGATTAAATAGGCTCTGATGGCAGGCACCAAACGTACTGTGGATCTGCTGGTTGAGGCATTTGACCTCAGCCAGCGCCGCAAGTTTGTTCTAAAGAACGCCGCAGGGCAGCCTGTGGTGGATCTTTATTTCCGTCCTATTACCCGCGCTGATCGGAAGAAAGCGCAGTCGCTTGCTGGTACTGAAGAGGCGCTGGACATTAGCACCCAGATGCTGTGTCAGATGGCTGAGCTGCAGGATGGCAGCAAGGCTTTTGTTTCTGCTGACGCACCAAAGCTCCAGCGTCAGCTGCCTGAGTCTGTCCTGAACGAGCTTGAGCTGTTCTTGTTCGGGCTTGGCGAAGCTGAAGAGCTCGAAGCAGCAAAAAACGACTAGCGCAGGACAACTGGCTCTTTTTTGAGTTCTTCCTGTCCTGCGAGCTTGGCATGACAGTCAGCCGCCTACGAAGCGAGCTGACTGATGCCGAGTTTGTCTATTACGCCGCTTACTTTGAGGTAAAGGGCGAGCGAGAGAAAAGGGAGATGGACCGCGCCAAGATGCAGCGCCGGTAAGATCTAGGTATTGATAGGTAGCGACAGTGGCTCAGTCGTCGGTACAGCTAATTGTCGACGCGAGCAAGGCGCTAACCCCGCTCAAGCAGACTGAGCAGGCGACCCGCAAGCTAGAAGGGGCAGTAAGGGACGCTAACGGAAGACTGCGAGACGCAAAAGGTCGTTTTATCGGGATGGGTGCTGGAGCCCAGCAGGCAAAGAAAGGCGTAGATGGTTTAGCTGGTGCGCTAGGGAAACTTGGAGCCGCAATCTCTGTTATTGGAATTGGCAAGTTTGTCTTCTTTAAGACGGCAGAGCTTCAAACACAAACAAGAAGCCTTAAAGTCTTGACCGGCTCGCTTGAGACCGCAAAAGGCATTATCGCTGAGCTGCAAGAATTTGGGAATGTAACGCCATTCACCAGCGCAGAGCTAATTGAAACAGCAAAGCGCCTTAAGGCATTTGGGTTTGAAACAGAAAAGATCGTTGAAGTTACAAAACGGCTCTCTGACATCGCTGGCGCTACTGGCGCTGACCTCGGAGGCATTGCTACTGCCTTTGGTCAGATTCAGGCAAAAGGTCGCTTGCAGGGCGAGGAACTGCTACAGCTCCAGGAGCGTGGCGTTGATCTCCAGGGAACTTTGCGGGAAGCCTATGGATTAACGGCGGAGGAGTTTCAGAAGGCGCTAGCTGCAGGGCGCATCGGCGCTGATGCCGTTAACTTTGCCCTGGAAAAATTAACTGAGACAGGTGGTAAGTATGCAGAGGGCGCTTTTGCGCAAAGCGATACCCTCAGCGGCAAGCTAAGCACTCTGCAGGACAACGTTGACAATCTTGCCAGGGTCTTTGGCGAGACAATGGCACCGGCACTCGCAAGCATTATTGACGATATTACAGCGATGGTTAACACCTTCGTGAAGGGTCTTCAGTATATGCAGACCGCATACAACGACTTTATGAGAAGTCTGCGGTCAACAACAATCACTGATGTCCAGAAGGATATTAAAGGTCTTAACGATCGAATTGCTAACCAGCAAAGGCAATTAAGCCTTGTTAATGAGGCTGCCCCTGGCGGTGTTGGAGCTGCTAAAGGCTTCCGAGAAACGATTGCACAGCTCCGATCCATGAGGACGGATCTCGAGGCAGAGCTAGCCAGGTTAACTGGCACTACCCTTTTTATCCCAAAAGCTATTACTTTTAAGGCGCAAGGTGCAGGCGATAGAGATGCACCCCCTGCTTTGGGAGCGGATACACAACCTAAAGGCAAAGGCAAGGGTAGGACACGCGAAAGTCGCATCCCTCAGCTTGAGCGTGAACTCGGGTTAATTCGCTCGCAAGAAGCTTTACAGGCAAGGATTGCTGAAGCAGAAATCGTTAAAAACCAAGGAGAGGTTATCCGTCTTAATGGGATTCAACGCGGTGTCGAGCTACTTCACGAGGCTGCCGCGATTCAAGCCAGCGATGTGCCGCAGGCAGAGAAAAAACTACAGCTAGCAGCCGTTGAGGAAAAACTTAACCAGAGCAAATACCAGACGCTGAAAGAACTTGCTGCTCTTGATCTTCAGCAACGGCAGACAGGAATTGATCGCCTGCAAGATTTAAACGATGAGCAGGAGCTGCTCCAAGCAAGGCTGAATGGTAATGAAGCCGAGGTAATCCTTAAGCAGCAGATCAGGGACATCATGAAAGACACCAAGGGGTTGTCTGAGGCTGATGTCAAGAACAAGCTTGAATCAATAAACGCAACCAGGAAGCAAATCGCAGACGCAGAACGCCTTGAGCAGATCTACGGGCAGCTTGGGCAAACCATCGCAAGCGGCGTAACCGACATGTTGACGGCTGCTATGGACAAAACTAAGTCGCTGGCAGAAGTCGCCTCCAACATGCTCCGCAACCTGGCGAACCAGCTCCTGCAGGTCGCAGTCAACACTGCCCTGTTCAGCCTGTTCCCTGGCTCATCGTTGTTCAAGAGTCTGCCCCGCTTTGCTGATGGCGGCAGCATCTCCGGCGGCAAGCCTGCAATCGTTGGCGAGCGCGGTCCTGAGCTGTTCATGCCAGGGCGCAGCGGCAGCATCATCCCCAACAATGCACTCGGCGGCAATATCACCGTCAACGTTGACGCCACCGGCACACAGGTTCAAGGCGACGCTCCTAACGCAAATAAGCTGGGCGAAGCACTTGGCGCCGCTGTCCGTGCTGAATTGCTACGTCAGAAGCGTCCCGGAGGCTTGCTCGCCTAATGGCTACTTTCCCTTCCGTCAACCCGACCTACGGCGCACAGAAAAGCAGCGCCCCAAACGTCCGCATCGCCCGTTTCGGTGATGGCTACGAACAGCGCACCACCTTTGGACTGAATCAGAACCCGAAGCAGTGGGATCTGACTTGGAACGTGTCTGAGACTGACGCGGACACCATCGAAACCTTCCTTGATGCCCGCGCTGCTGATGGAGCCAGCTTTGAGTGGACCCCATTGGGTGAATCCACCGAATACAACTGGGTCTGCGAGCAATGGAGCAAGTCGATTCCTTACTTGAACCGCGCCACGATCACAGCAACATTCCGCCAGGTATTTGAACCGTAATGGCTTTTACCGCTTGGTCAGCTAGCACGGCTTTTAGCGTTAGCGATGTCCGCCGCGCCAGTTCCGTTCAGCCTTCGGGCTTAGTTTTCCGCTGTACCACTGCCGGTACAAGTGCAGCGACTGAGCCTGACCCGTGGCCGGTTGTCCGTGGTGCTGAGGTTGAGGATGGCACTGTTGTCTGGGAAGCTGTCAGCGCAGTTGGCGAAGAGCTGAACAAATTGGCGCCAAGCGCCGTGATCGAGCTGTTCGAGCTAGACGGCACAGCAACCAGTATCGGCGTCGATCAGATCTACCGATTCCACGCTGGCGTCAACGAACAGATCAGCGGAAATATCGTTTGGAACGGCAACACCTATCAGCGGTATCCGGTTGAAGCGACTGGTTTTACCTATGAAGGCGGCGGACAACTTCCACGCCCGACCATCAGCATCAGCAACGTTCTAAGCCTGGGCACCACGCTGGTGCTTGAGTACAACGATCTGGTCGGTGCAACGGTCACCCGGATCCGCACGCTCAAGAAATACCTAGACGCCACTAATTTCACCAGCGGCACCAACGCAACGGCTGACCCGTTTGCCGAATTTCCGCGTGAGATTTACACCGTTGACCGCAAGGTGGCGGAAAACCGCGCAGTCGTCAGCTTTGAGCTTGCCGCTAGTTTCGATGTCGCTGGCGTAAAACTGCCACGGCGCCAAATTATTCAAAACGTTTGTCCGTGGACATACAAAGGCGCAGGCTGCAACTACACCGGCACAAACTATTTTGACGCCAACGACAACGAAGTAGATGACGTTGCCAATGATGTCTGTGGACACCGCCTGTCTAGTTGCAAGCTGCGCTTTGGCGAGAATGCCGAGATTCCGTATGGTGGCTTCCCAGGTGCGGGACTGATTGGATGAAGCCGGAAACCAAGGCAGCGGCAGAAGCGCACGCAGAGCAGGAATATCCCCGCGAAGCCTGCGGTCTGGTGGTCATTGTCAAAGGCAAAGAACGCTATTGGCCGTGCCAGAACACAGCGACGGAGGAAATGAGCTTTGTAATGTCGCCTGCTGACTACGCCGCTGCTGATGACGCTGGCGCAATCACGGCGGTGGTGCATAGCCATCCGAACATAAAGCCCAAAGCGAGCATGGCGGACAAGGCTGCAATGGAAGCATCAGGGCTGCCCTGGCACATCGTTGGATGGCCAACAGCAACTTGGGCGAGCTATGAGCCAGAAGGCTGGCAGCCGCCATTGATCGGGCGGGAATGGTGTTACGGCACGCTGGATTGCTACGCCCTAGCGCGTGACTGGTACAAGCAGGAATGGGGTTTAGAGCTGGCGGACTATGAACGGCACGGCGAGTGGTGGCACAAAGGCATGAACACCTTTGTTGAAAACTTTGCCAACGAAGATTTTGTGTCAGTTGGGCAGGACGCAGAACCCCAATACGGTGACGCCTTACTGATGCAGATCGTTTCGCCCGTGTCCAACCACGTTGCGATCTATATCGGTGATGACCTGATCCTGCAGCACCTAGAGCGGCGGCTTTCTAGCCGTGACCTGTGGTCTGGCTATTATCGGAAGAACACCACTCATATCCTGCGGCACAGGAGTCGGCTATGAAAAAAGTGGTGCTACGCGGTGAACTAGGCAAGCAGTTTGGCCGTGTTCATCACTTTGACCTGAATACCCCGGCAGAGGCTATCCGGGCACTGTGCGCGAACTTTGAAGGTTTTCAGCAGGCGTTAGTTACTGCGGCTGAACGCGGCGTTGGTTATATCGTTCAGGTCGGGAAATTAGCGATTGAAGAGTTAGACGAAATCCATAACCCAACGGGTCAAAGCGAAGAAATCAGCATTACGCCCGTGCTGGCTGGTGCTGGTGGTGGGGTTGGCAAGATTCTGATTGGTGTTGCGCTAGTTGCTGCGGCTTTTGTTATTGGTCCGGCTGCTGGCGGTTTTCTTGGCATTGGTGCTGGCTTAGGTGGTGCTACTGGCGCAGGTGCTGCACTCAGCTTGGGTCTGGTCGGTGGTGGCTTTGCGACTGCTGTCGGCTTTATTGGCGTCAGCATGATTCTTGCTGGTACGGCACAGCTTCTTTCGCCCCAGCCTGCAGAGCTGCCTGGACTGACTGGCGCAACTGGTGCACGCGGCAATTCCTTTGACCCAGCAAACAACGACCCAGCCGACAACCGCGCTAGCTACATCTACAACGGTGCTGTCAACCTGACCGCTCAAGGAAATCCAGTTCCTCTCTGTTACGGACGGATGCGCGTCGGTAGCGTAGTGGTATCGGCAGGCGTTAGTACGACGGACATCTAATGACAAAGCGTATTGCTGGCGCTGGCGGCGGTCGCCGTTCACAACCTGCACCACAACAGAACGTCAACGTCCAGCAAACGGTGGTTGTGCAAGCCGCCAAGGCAGAGGATGACGCTAACTCGTTGTTTAGTAAATCCAGCATCCGCCTAATTGATGTTATTAGTGAAGGCGAAATTGAAGGATTCGCTGACGCCGACGATCCGCGTAAGTCTATCTTTTTTGATGACACACCCCTAAGGAACGAAGACGGCACGGATAACTTTGTTTATGACGACTTTGCATACCGCCTAGGCACTCAAAACCAGCTTTATATTCCCGGCTTTGCTTCCAGCGAAAATGCCGTTAATGTCAACAGCAAAGTTGGCGATGACGTTGGCGATTCTGTTGTTCGCACAACTACGGATAGTGACGTAGATGCAGTCATTGTCCGCATTCTTTTTAATCAAATTTTCCGCGTAGATAACGGCTTAAAAGCTACCTCTATTGGGTACGCCATTGACCTTCAATCTGACGGCGGGGGCTATACAGAAGTTATTAACACAACAGTCAACGGCAAGTGCACAAGCGCGTATGAACGCAGCCATCGAATTGAGCTAACTGGTGATGCTCCTTGGGACATCAGGCTGCGCCGAGTTTCTGGAGTCAATGACGATACGACCAACGTCCGGCTAATGACCTTTGCCGGCTACACCGAGGTCATCGACGCCAAGCTGCGTTATCCCTTAACCGCACTGGTCGGCTTGCGTTTTGAGGCTTCTCAATTCCAAGCAATCCCAACCCGCGCCTATGACATCAAGGGCGTCAGGGTTCAGATCCCCACCAATGCCACTGTCAACGATGACGGCAGCCTGACCTATTCCGGTGTTTGGAACGGCAGTTTTAAGACTGCTTGGTGTGCAGATCCGGCGTGGATTTTGCGTGACTTGCTGCTAGATGCCCGCTATGGATTAGGGCGTTTTGTTGGCAGTGGCGCCATCGACCGAGTTGATAAATGGACGCTCTACGAAATCAGTAAATACACCAACCAAAGTGTGCCTGATGGCGAAGGCGGCACCGAACCGCGATTCCTGTGCAATGTCTACCTTCAGTCTCGGGAAGAGGCTTACAACGTCGTCCAAGATTTTTGCTCATGCTTCCGTGGCATGGCTTATTGGTCTGCTGGTCAGATCGCCTTTACCCAGGACAGCCCCAAAGATGCCGCCGCGCTATTCAACAACGGCAACGTCATTGAAGGCATCTTCAACTATGAAGGCAGCAGCCTAAAAGCTCGCCACACCGTCGCCCTAGTCACTTGGAACGACCCTAAAAACGCCTACCAGCAGCGCGTTGAATACGTTTCCGACGAAGCCGCAATCGTTAAGTACGGGATCATTGAAGTCCGCATGGCAGCGTTTGGCTGCACAAGTCGCGGTCAAGCAAACCGCCTGGGTCGCTGGCTTCTGTACTCCGAGCAGGAAGAAACAACCACTTGCACATTTACTGTCGGTCTTGATGGCGCGATTGTCCGCCCTGGGCAGATCATTAAGGTTGCGGATCAGATGCGAGCTGGTGCTCGTCGGGGTGGACGCATTGCTAGCGCTACAACCACTGAGCTGACGCTGGATCAAAGCATCGCCGTAAATGAAGGCGACACCGTAAGCGTGATCATGCCTGACGGTCGCGTAGAGCAACGCGAAATTGATGACGGCGATTTTGACGCCAAGACCATCACGGTCAGCACAGCTTTTAGTGAAGCGCCTCAAGCCCAGACCATTTATATGGTTGAAACCAGCACGGTTGAGGCTCAAACCTTCCGCGTAATCAGCGTCACAGAGGACGGCGAAAACTACAAGATCACCGCACTAGAGCACAACGACAGCAAGTACGGATTTATTGAAGACGGGCTGACACTGCAACCGCGTGACATCACCACGCTTAACCAAAAGCCTGAATCACCTGCCGGCATCAGCGTCAGCGAAAAGTTGGTTGAGTCAGGCAACCGCGTCACAACAGAGGTTGAGATTTCCTGGCGCAACGTTGAAGGCGCTACGGGTTATCAAGTTTCTTACAAAACTGCCAACAACCTGAGCTTTTTCACTGTCGGGGACACGCCCTACAACAACCTGACTTTCCTGACGGATGAAACCGGCAGATTCACTTTTCGAGTCACTGCAATTTCTGCACTTGGCAAGCGTTCAGATCCCGGCGAATTAGTCAAAAACATTGCTGGCAATACTGCTGCGCCCCAAGCAGTAGCTGATTTCAGCATGATTCCAGTGAACGGGCAGGCAAAACTCACCTGGGCTCGTTCAACGGAGCTTGATGTTCGTGTTGGTGGTTATGTTCGTCTGCGCCACTCGCCAGACCTGACGGGTGTTTCATGGTCTAGTTCTACCAGTATTTCCCAAGATCTTGCCGGTAGTGCCACCGAAGCTTACGCAGACTTGAAGTCTGGAACGTATCTTGCGAAATTCGTTGATTCAGGTGGGCGTGAAAGTTTAACCGCGACCCTGATTGAATTTACAAAGCCCGACCTTGAAGATCTGGTCAATGTTGACAGTCAGCAAGACGACCCAGATTTCTTAGGCACCAAGACCAACTTGGTTGTAGATAGCGATCTTGGCGAACTTGGGTTGTCACCAGACGGCGGGCAAACTGCATCTGCCGGTGATTTTCTTGCCGAAGATGGTGGTTTTATCCTTTGTGAGGATGGCACCAGCACCAGAAATCCACTTGGCATTATCACCGCCGAAGACGATTCTGAGCTTTTGCTTGAAAGCGGCATCGATACTTTCCTGCAGGAAGGTGAAACCGAGCCAACTGAAATTGACGGGAAGCTGGTACTAGAAGGCGATACCACGCTGAACACCAGCGGAACTTATTACCTAGAAAATAATCCAATCACATTAAGTGATGTGTTCAGCATCAAATTGGATAGCACTTTGCGTGCCAGATCTTTCTACCCCTATGCAGACCGCATTGATGACGTGACCGAGTTTGACACCATCAAGGATTTCGATGGTGCGGCACCAACCGGCTGCGATGTGAAATTGTATTTGCGGACAACCGAAGATGATCCAACCGGATCGCCAACGTGGTCTAGCTGGCGCCTGTTTAACAATGCCGAGTTCAAGGCTCGCGCTTACGAGGTGAAAGCCGAGTTCAGCACCGAAAACAACACCGAGCAGATTGCGGTGGATCAGTTGCGGATTGACAGCAACATGGTCAGCCGTACAACCCGTGGCACGGGCACAAGCAGCGCAAGCGCCGACGTGACCATCACCTACACCAACAAGTTCGCGGCTATCCCGGTGATCGGAATCACGGCGTTCAACATGGCGACAGGTGACTACTACACCGCATCGAACAGCAGTGCAACCGGATTTGACATCAGCTTCTACAATTCGGGTGGCACCCGTGTGGTGCGCAATTTTGACTGGACCGCCACCGGGTACGGAAAAGGCTAATGGCACAAGCGGACGGCATCGTACAAAACGACACGGGTTCAAACGTCCGTAGTGACATCAACAATAATTTCGCGGCGTGTTTTACGAATAACAGCGGGGCATCAGAGCCAAGCACGACCTATGCCTACATGTGGTATGCGGACACTGCGAATGGTCTGCTGAAGATCCGCAATAGCGGCAACACGGCGTTTTTGACAGTTGGCGATCTAAATACCACCAACCTGGGATTGGCACCGCAAGCCAGCCCGACTTTTACCGGGAATGTCACCATTGCGGCTGGGACGGTCAGCCTTCCGAGCGTGCGGTTCACGGGCGACAACGATACCGGCCTTTACAGCGCAGCAGCTAACACGGTCAACGTGACGGCTGGCGGCACACTGAGCCACGCTTTCACCAGCACCTACAGCACGGCAAACGTTCCTGTCAGGCTGCCTGATGGCAGCGCATCCGCGCCAAGTCTGACCAACACTGGCGACGAAAACACCGGGCTTTACTTTGCCCTGGCAGATGAAATTTCTGTTACGACGGGCGGCACCAAGCGAGCACAGTTTGATAGCAACGGTTTGAGCGTTCTGGCGCAAAAGCCGGTTCGCTACTACGACGCTGACAGCAGCCATTACGTCGAACTGAAAGCAGCCAGCACTGTTAGCGCGAATGTCAGCCTGACTTTGCCGACGTCTGACGGTGACGCTGATCAGTACCTGAAGACTGACGGCAGCGGAAATCTGAGCTGGGCAACAGTTTCAACGCCATCAGCGACACCGACCGGCTCGGTGTTCATGCTGGCTACTGCAACGGTGCCTAGCGGTTATTTGGAGTGTGACGGAGCAGCCGTTAGCCGTACAACGTACGCCGATTTGTTCGCAGCGATTGGCACGGTTTGGGGCAGTGGCAACGGTTCCACCACGTTTAACGTGCCAGACCTAAGGGGCGAGTTTGTCCGAGGCTGGGATAACGGACGCGGCCAAGACAGCGGGCGAACGTTTGCCAGTTTGCAGACCGAGATGATTGGTCCGCACAATCACGGGATTACTGACCCTGGGCACACGCACACCAGCAACCAGGATCTTGAAAACCCGAATTCCAGTGGTATCACCCAAGGTGCGGGCAACCGTAATCACGGCGTTGTGAGTTCTGGCACCACCATCGTTAATTCGAGTACAACCGGCATCTCAATCAACAACAACAGCGGCACCGAGAACCGTCCGCGCAACATCTCCATGATGTATGTGATCAAGACCTGATTGCCAGCAGGCCTACAATCGAGGTACTGACTATGTTCTGACCCGCTGTGGCTGACCGCAAGATTACGGATCTGACCGCGCTGACCACTCCGGCTAGTGCTGATGTCCTGCCCATTGTTGACGTAAGCGAAGCCGCTGCAGCGGACAAGAACAAAAAGATCACCGTTGGCGAGTTGTTCAAGGGTGTGCCGGATGGAACGGCAGCAGCCCCGGCGATTGCCTTTGAGTCGGATGATGGAAACGGGATTTTTCTTGGCACCACCGACACGGTAGGTATTGCCACTAACGGCTCTAGCCGGATGACGGTGAGCACCACGGCGGTGACTAGCACGCTGCCTGTGATTGTTCCTGATGGAACGGCTGCTGCACCGAGCGTTGCCTTTACTGGTTCGGGTACTGATACGGGTGTTTATTCACCTGGCGTTGACCAAGTAGCCATCTCGACTGGTGGCACTGGGCGGTTGTTTGTTGCAAGTGATGGAAAGATTGGCATCGGCGAAGCTAGTGCAGGATCTTATTTTAAAGTAACAGGTTTAACAGGTGCGTCAATTATAGAGGCGGCCGGAGTAGATACAAATGGATTTGCTGATGTAGAAATTAAGTCAACCGGAACGGCCGGATCATCCCGCCTTTATTTCTCGGATACAGCAGCACAGTCTGGATTGATTCGGTATTCACACAGCTCGAACTCAATGGAGTTCTCAACTGCTGGATCTGAACGCGCCCGCATCGACAGCTCGGGACGCCTGTTAGTTGGCACGTCTTCTAACCGTGGGAATTGGTTTAATAGTTCAAGCTGGGGTGGCGCTCTTGTTCAGGTTGAATCTACTACTGACACAAATTCCGCTTTCTCTGTAGTTAACTCCTCTAACAATGGCAACGCCCCACTAATTCTTTTAGGCAAGAACAGATCTGGAGGTGTAGGAGGAAACACCGTTGTTCAATCTGGGGATGCTTGTGGTCAAATCAGCTTCTTCGGAAACGATGGAGCTGAGATGGTTGAGGCTGCTCGCATTGATGTTGCGGTAGACGCAACCCCCGGCTCCAACGATATGCCAGGCCGCCTAGTGTTCTCCACTACTGCCGACGGATCGAGCAGCCCGACGGAGCGGATGAGGATTGATAGCAATGGCAGACTTTATCTAGGGTCAACAAGTCAAACATCAAACAATACGGTCCAGTTTGACATGACGTTTGCCGGAGGAAATAGCGAATATGGCATAGCCATGAACGCAAACACTTTAATAAGTGGAACTCAATATATTGGATTTAACATTAGCACCACTCAATATGGATCAATTAGCTGGAACGGGTCAGCAATAGCATATAACACCTCCTCCGACTACCGCCTTAAAGAGAATATTGTTTCACTGACTGGCGCCACTGATCGCGTCAAGCAACTCCAAGTTCGCCGCTTTAACTTTATTTCTAATCCTGACACTACGGTTGACGGCTTTATCGCACACGAAGCCCAGGCCGTTGTTCCTGAGTGCGTGACTGGTGAAAAGGATGCTGTCGATGATGACGGCAACCCCGTCTACCAAGGTATCGACCAGTCGAAGTTGGTGCCGCTGTTGACGGCTGCGTTGCAGGAAGCACTTGCCAAGATCGAAACCCTTGAGCAGCGTCTAAATGATGCTGGCATTGCTTAGTAGTCCTACTCACTAGGCGGGCAACCGGCCGTTCCCAACTGGTTGCACCACCCTTAAAGTCAAACAGACCTGGCTACTACCATGCCCACCGCTACCCCGAAAACGACCTTCACCTGGAGCATCAACACTCTGGAGCGTGAACTGGCTGACGGTTACGTTTTCACTGCTCACTATTCGGTGAACGCTGTTAGCAGCACCCTTGACCCCGCAGGCAATCCTTACAGCCAAGGCGCCTACGGCTCTGTGGGTCTGGAGCGTCCCGAAGGTGACCTGATTCCCTTTGACGAACTGACTGAGGATCAGGTAATTGGTTGGGTCAAGGAAAAGCTTGGCGGTGACGAAAAGGTTGCCGAAATCGAAGCCGCTTTGCAGCAGCGCATCAACGACGCCATCACTCCTAAGACCATCAACGGAGTGCCCTGGTAATGGCGGTCAAGTCCAAGACTGCACTGGGGCGGGTTGAGCACAAAGCCGGTCGCCCCAAAACCACATCCCAGGGTTACGGACAGCATTCGCGTCCCCGCCGACGCGGCAAAAAGCCCTTGCGTGGTCAGGGCAGATAGATGGACAACCGTTTGTCGCTGCTCGGTGGTCTGCTGGCACTGCTAACCACTGTTGTGGCGACAACGGTCACCATCGACTCGCGCTACGCCAAATCAGCCGAAGTTAAGCAGCAATTTTGCCAAGCCCGTAAGCAGCAACTACGGGACCGCATTTTTGAGCTGGATCTAAAGGCGAACAAAACGCCAAACGACAAAGCCTTGCGAGAATATCTACAGCAACAACTCAACGACGGCTGCTAGCCGTTTAGCTGCTGTGGACAAAATCAACCTTGAGCTGATCGGCGGCATCCTTGCTATCGCCGTGCAGGCTGGTATTGCTGTCTGGTGGGCAAGCGGCGTCAACTCAAAGATGTTCCACATCGAGCATGAGGTGATGAAGCTCAACATGAATGTGGAGCAGAACACCGAGTTTCGCATTCTCTGGCCGCGTGGAGAGATGGGTGCGTTACCTGATGACGTTAAACAGGATTCCGCGATTCAAGTATTGCAGGCGGAGGTTGAAAGGCTTAGACAGCAAGCATCTTGCAGAAAGTAGATGGACGCTGAAACGCTAGAGAACTGGCGCAAGATTAAAAAAGCTCTAGAGGCAGCAGGGAAAACTGACTGCGATTACTACGTCCGAGCCGTCGCAATCCTGCGGGGCAAACCTGATCCGTGGAAGCCCCCTCGATAAAATGACCCTGTTGAATCGCAGCCGTGGATCCGTTCTTGACACCACTGGTCACGGCAGCGATCATCGCTGGTGTCGGCGCACTATGGCGGATCGACAAACGTGCCAGCGTTATGGATACGCGAATGGCGCTGATTCTTGAGCAGATCACCGCATTGCGTAGCGATCACAAGGAGCGGCTAGACGATCACGAGCAGCGGTTGCGTCAGATCGAAAGCCGCAGCTAGGTTGAGCAGACAACTTAATTCCAATTAAGTAATGGATCCCACCACAATCGCCGTCATCGCCATCGTCGCGGCTGCTGGCTCTGAAGTCCTGACCCTGCTGCCGATCCGTAGCAATAGTTGGGTGCAGCTTCTTATTAACGTCTTGAACGTCATCGCCAGAAAAAAGTAGGCAGCACAACCTGGCTCTTGCGCTTTGGCGACAAGGGTTGGCGGCATCAGCTAAGCAAGGTTGCGCGTGATTACAAGTTTCACGCGACCTTAAAACCAAAGCTCGACAATGCAATCGAGGATTGGCACAAGACGCAACCGGCTGCGGTGCCGCCACCAATTATCAGCAGCGATGAGCTGCGAATAACTGCACCCTGGGCAACTGATGAGCAACCCGGCACCGATCAAGCTTGAGGCGCTGTTTAAGTATTTTCGAGCTTTGCCGCACCAGCAGGCTGCCATCCAGGAGCTTGAGCTTGACCTTCAGTGCAATGACTATTGCGAAGTCATGCGGCGTGATCGCCCGTGGTTTAAGACTTGGAGCCAGGACGGGAAACAGGCTGACCTAAAGCTTGCAAAGCATCTAATTAAGGAGTTTGAGGGCTGCCATCTCTCGGCTTACCCCGATCCCTTGTCAGGCGGCGATCCGTGGACTATTGGCTATGGCACGACGCGGTACAGCGGCGGGGAGCCTGTTAAACGCGGCGACAAGATTACGGTCATTGAAGCAGACATGCTCCTGGACCTTGAGATCGACCGGATCGAGCGGAAGCTACGGACTAGCGTCCCTGCGTGGAGCGAGATGCTCGACGAGCAGAAATGTGCGCTGATTAGCTTTGCCTATAACCTGGGCAGCGGATTTTACGGGGCGGCTGGGTTTGAGACGATCAGCCGGTGCCTGCGTGAAAAGGATTGGGCTGCGGTCCCTGCTGCTCTGGAGCTTTATCGAAACCCTGGCACGAATGTCGAGGCTGGTTTGCTGCGGCGTCGCAAGGCAGAGGCAGAGGTATGGTCAAAAGGCGTCAAGCAGAACGGTTCAGCTGCTACTGCGCTTAGCGTTGACGCACCGTTTAGCGCCCATCTGACGCCGAATATTAGCCTGGGTGAGTTCGCCTTACGGGAGGAGCGCAGGCGTTTTGACCGCCCGGACCAGATCAAAACGGCGATGTACCTGGCGACGTTCCTTGAGAAGGTGCGCTCTGCCTTTGGCAACAAACCCATCGTCATTACTAGCGGCTATCGTCCGCCTGTTGTCAATTCCGCTGTTGGTGGTGCTCGTGATTCGGAGCACTTGTACAAGCCAGGATGCGGCGCTGTTGACTTCTACGTTTCAGGCGTAGACATCAAACAGGTGCAGGACTGGTGCGACAAGTATTGGCCGCATAGCGTCGGCTACGGTGCGAGCAAGGGGTTTGTGCACCTAGGGGTCCGAGCTAACGGTCGAGACCTCGCTCAGGCACCACGCATCCGCTGGGATTATTGATGCTTCTTGCTGGCTAGGTCTAGGACGTAGCACTGGCAAAGATGCTCGTAAAAGGACAGCGCGGCGTAATCCTTAGTGAAGTCGCGGGTCATGCCTAGGTAGCAGACCCGGTATTTTTCAACGCCATCTGTAACGATCCTTTTAAGCCTTGGCGGTTCCATAGGGCTACCCTTCGAGATATGCCTAGAACTCGATGTCCTGGGGACAATGGATGATCGTAGAGTTTTCCGTTGAGGAGGAGCTACGAATAGAAAGCCAAGCGCGGACGGTACTCCATTGTGGGGACAGCCAACAAGTCGCTAAGCTCTGCGCCTCCCTGGTCAAACAAAACGCTTACCTGAGTCGGCTGGTCAGGCAAGCGACAGGTCACATAACCCAGCTTGAGTTAATGCAGGTGCTAGAGGGGCTTGACAAGCCTGATCCGGAGCGAAGCGAGACCGTCAGATTGTTGTGCGAGTCTGGAAATTGGGATCTGACTCATCAAAATGACACTCGGGACCGAAGCCTGTTTGTAACGCTTCTGCTGATAGCGCTTGCTCCGTTTCCTTGGCTGGTTGGTGCTTTTGCTGGTCTGCTAACGACAGTGATGCGAACCATGACTCAAGTGATTCGCGGCTTGGCGTCTTAGCAACCTCTTAAGGGGCTCCTGAAAGTCCCACCAGTCAATCGTGCAACGATAATTCGTGCGGACCCACTTGATGCTAGAACCCTCTGCGATCATTTCAGCTGGCTGCACGGTGTAATACCTGTGCCCGCATGAAAAGCAATGCCTTCTGCGAACCTTGTCATTGTCTTTAGTGCTGCGTGTCATGATGACATCCGTAACTTGGCTGCCACACTCAGGGCAAGGTGCCCCCATCCGATTCGCTCCCATTGTTTAGCTCCAACCCCAGATCAAGCTGGAGCTGCTCTTCTGTCTCTGCGGCTTTCCCGGCGATTCACCTAGTAAAACCGCTTTGATTTCTTGTTCAGCGAAAATAATTTGGCGGCGCATTGCTTCCCGTGAAACTCCGTGTTGTTTGGCAAGGCTGGTAGCTGAGACATACTCGTGACCGTTTAAGCCGTAGCGCAGCGCTAATAGCTTTTGAGCGTTAGGGCTTAACTGCTTTAGGGCGCTTTGAACAGCTTCGATCTGAGTGTCAAGTAAGACCTCCTCTTCAGGTTGGTCTTCCTGTCCTGGGATTAGATCGACAATGTTGCTACCGTCGTCGTCTTTGTTTCTAGCCTTGGCATCAAGGCTACTCGCGTCACTGGCGCTGTTGAGGTAGGTGCGGATTGTCTCCGGCAGCATCCCGACAAGCTCAGCACACTGCTCGACGGTCGGATTTGTGCCGTGCTGCTCGCGGTATTCAATCGTGTAGGTCCTGATCTTCCGAAGGATGTCAGGCGCACCGCTTGGCAGCTTGATGATGCGGTCTTGAACCTGAGAGGCTCGCATAATGCCTTGCTTGATCCACCAGTAGGCGTAAGTCGAGAACTTGTAGCCGCGTGACGGGTCAAACATTTCAGCGGCACGTATTAGCCCGATGTTCCCCTCTTGGATCAGATCTTGCATCGTGATCCGGGTTGTCATCTTGCTGAACTTGCCTGCTACTCGGATTACAAGGCGAAGGTTGCCTTGAATCATCCGGCGCTTTGCTCGCTCGCCAATCCGAACGATCTTTTTCTCCTCTCTTGTTAGGTCCTCTTTGCCCACGAGGGGCATCATCTGCTGAATAGCGTTGCCGAGCTCGATTTCTTCCGCAGCAGTCAACAGCGGGATCTTTCCGATCTGATTCAGGTAATCGCTGATTGAGCTGGACATTAACCCGCAAAAAAAGGGGGGCAAGCCCCCCGGGACATTAGAACGGCATTTCGCCGGATTCAACCTTCGGCTTAGGAGGCAGGGAAAAGTCGTTGACAGCGACGTTTAGGTTGGCGCGGGTCTCGCCGTTCTTCGTTTCGTAGGTCTCGATGTAAGCCTGCCCGGTAACGGTGACTTGCGAGCCCTTGGTGAGGAAGTCGGATACGACCTTGGCGCGGGGACCCCATACGGCGCAGCGGAGTGCGGAGGTGTGATCCTCGCCTTTGATCTTCTTGTTGCAGATGATGGTGAAGTTAGCTACGTCGTTGTCGCCAACGGTGCGGACTTCGGGGTCGGCTGCGAGGTTGCCGACTGCGGTGATTTGAAGCATGAGCCGAAAAACTTAGAAACGATGTGCGAGAGAGCCTGCTTTGTGCTGTAGTCGCGTGATTGGGCGTAATGCCGCACGGACTCACAAAGGTGAGGCGGTAGAACGGTTTCGAGATGATCCAAAGATTTTGGGCTTAGCCGCTGTTGAGCGTAAAGAGCCGCCATCTGGGCGTGCATCATCTCGTCGGTCATGGCGCTACTGGGTTAAGCGCTCCTGAATGAACCGCAGGTGTTTGGGGAGGGTGATGTGCGAGGAGATGAGCTCACCTTCTGGCACGTTGAACTCCTTTTGGAACTCCTTGATGATCTTGTTCCTGCTGGCAACCGGCTCCTCTTTAAGTAGAGAGCGGATTGTCTTCAGGTCAATATCGCTCAAGGGCGTCTCTTGAGGGTCCAGCTCAGGAGCTTGAGCCTTCGGTTTAGCAGCGGCTGCCGGTGCTTGCTTGACTGTGACAGGAGTCTGCACATTGACGGCAGGCTCGGTCTTCGCGTCTTCGATCTCCTCCCTCGCCCAAAGCTCGTAGCCAAGGGAGAAGAAGTACGCAGCAGCCGCACAGAGGGCACGGCGATGCGAATCGCAGATCATTCGGCTGGTGATCTTGTCGCCAGCTACCGGGGTGTTTCGGTTGTCGGTAATGGCATAGACGAAATCAGTCGTCTCGGTGCCATCGACGTGCTTGAAGTAGACGACGAGATAACCAGTGCCGTCAGGAGCACGCCAGACATGCCCGTCGCGTTCAGGAGCGGGGCGAATCTGCATCTGGAAGCCAGGGGCTGCCGTATGCAGGTGGTTAGCAATCCTTGCCCAGCTGACGTAATCAGCGGCGTAGGAGCCAGAGCCTTTGCGGAAGACATCATCTTTAGAGATGACACCCGCGAGGTTTGGAATGGTCATTAAGTGGATGAAAGCGCAGTGAGCGTGATGATTGCGCCAGGAGGTTCGTTACCGATGCAGTAACGCCTGGTGGCGTCGATGGAGATGACTTGGCGGTCATCGTCGAAGAGGACGCCGGTTAGGGCATCGTTGGTGCTTCGCAGGAGCTTGTCTAGATCTCCGGTAGAAGCAGACATGCAGTGCGGGGGGGCGGTCGAGCGTAAGCCACTTTTGTTGAAATGGGACTTAGGTCTTTGAAAACGGAAGACGACCGAGAGGAGCATTGGCGCTGCCATATCCCAGACGGCAGGCTTTTTCTCGATAGCGGCGTATTTAACGTCTTGCCGCCAGGGCTTTACCTTCTTGCTGGACTCGATCATGACTCCGCGTCCAACATGGCGTTTCGAGCCTTGAGGAGCGGGGATGCCGTGAACGGCGAAGGTAACGCTGTCGGTCAAATCATGCTGTCCAATCGGTAGAAGATTGTCAGCTTGCGTTCGGCGTGTCCAGAGTCGA